GGGAGCTTTGCAGCTCCCGTGCCTTTCGGCACCCACTTGGCTTTCCCAGTCTTTTTCCATCCTCTCCAGACGGGGATACGAGCCACTCATATTTATATGAGTGCAAGGCGAGGGGGAATTGTAATTCGTTGCAAGAAACTTCGTCTAAGCGACAATCCTGGTCGCACCGTGCTCAGGAACCTTCCCTGGATCGTTTCCGATCCATAAGAATTTGTACTATCTGGGACTGGAATCCTTCCCCGCAGGGTAAGGTTCGCTTTATAATATATATGCTTAATTATTTAGGCTCTTCTGATGGAGCAGGTAAACTGGGCCGTACCGGTCCAGGTGACTAACAGTCTTTTGGTTGACCGCTTAAGTCTATAAGGCGGAAGACCAACTGAACACTCCCTCTCTTTAACCTCTGAATCTCTTAGACCATACTGACTCTCACCTGATTTTCGAGGTGGAGATCACACAAAACTCTCATATCTAATCATAATAAGATATGTTCCCGGTTTTACTCGGGTTGAGATAAGTATGAATTACTCTAGGATGACTAAGTATCCATATTAAGGTATGGAGAGATTGTGACAGGGATCACACTCCTCATATCGTGCGAATCTGCAGGGTTGGTGCACAGTCCCTTGTTCGTTTACCTAGCCTGGCTAGGGAGCCTGTTTAATACAAACTCACAAACAAAATGAAAAAGTTTATTTCTTTTCCGAGACTGGGTTACCGTACTTTTTCTCAAACTTCTCATGCTATGAGACACCCTTCTATCCTTTCTTTCCTTTATTGGGAAGGTTTGGATTGGGACCGGATCTTTACGCATTATGCGATTATAGACCCAGTAGACCCTAAAGGCGTTCTGTATTTAACAGAAAGAGAGTATCAGGCTATGTTAAAGGTAGCGCTCTCTACTGAGACATCTATCCTCGTAATCGCCCGACCGGGCGATGAGCCCCCCGCGGATTGGAACGAGAAAAAGATAAAAGATTTATCCAAAATTTCCCCCAATACTTCTTCTCAATTCCTTGAGAATAAGTATTGGCGTTCATCCCTTCTTCCCTTTGCAGTATCACAAAATGATAGTACAATGGTTTCAGTCGATCAACAGTCTATTGGTCGACTCATAAGGAGCTATTGTGTAACATTAGCTTCTTATGCAGGATTAAAATTAGGTTCAACTTACTTGACTTCAGTTAAACGTTTTATCGAAGTTTCTGAGGGTCTGATCCGACACCAAGGTATAAACGCATATATCCGACGGCTCCAGATGACAAAATTTGCTCTGGAGTGCTATCTAGCGGGTCAAAAAGCTGATTTATCGGCTTTAGATTACCGTATGCGTCTTACTGATTCAGGGATTCCTGTTTGGCTTCCGAACCCCGTTCGTCAAGCTTTTATAAATAGGAATTTCCCCTGGATCCGGGTCTGGTTTTCCCTCCTCAACATCTACCGAGCTCTTTTGGGGATCTACCCAGATCCCAATTTTAGCTCTATAACGACCCCCCCAGTGGAAGATAGTCCTACGAAGGCAGCTTTTAGCTCTTTTTGTAAGCTATTTATTAAGGAACATAAAATGAAGCTTGGGGTCCATCTTTTGGCCCCCGAGCAATATCCTTTATTACTAACCTCATCTGGAGTAGGGCCTGGTCCTTCTCTCTTTAATGCTCCCAAAGCCGCTCGGCTTTGGCAGTTGCAAGAGACTAATCATCTACTGAATTGGATGACGCACATAGGTGATGAAGATGGTATTAAAATGTACAAATTCGTGCACTTTCTTACTTTTCCTTTCTCACGTATGTGGAAGACCGAGCTCCTACAAAGGAGGGCTTTTCTAGGTAAGCTTTCATTGAAATATGAAGCTGCTGGAAAAGTTCGAGTGTTTGCTATGGTCGACTATTGGACCCAACATAGTCTTCTTCCACTGCATAAACGAATATTTGAATTATTAGAAACATTTGGTTCTTCCGATGCGACTTTTGATCAAGATGGTAGTGTTAAGTCCTTCATTCAGGAAGGGCATAATTGCTATTATTCTTACGATCTAAAGTCGGCCACAGATATGATTTCAATCCATCTATATGTAGATTTATTGAATAATATCTTTGGCGCTCCTACCGGGGACCTCTGGAAATCTCTACTTGTTGATAGGGATTTTCAGCTCCCTGATAAGGATAAGTCGAACCAATACAGCCATGAAGGTGTAGGATGGATAAGATACACTCGCGGACAACCTATGGGAGCGTTGTCCTCGTGGGGTTCTCTTGCCCTTTTACATCACATGATTGTACAATTTGCAGCTTATCGGGCCGGGATGGGGAATTCGTTATTCAGTGCCTACAGAGTCCTCGGTGATGATGTGGTCATTGCTAATGAATTAGTAGCAAAGCAGTATATATTAATAACAAGCGAATTGCAAATTCCTGTCTCGTTAGCTAAATCGGTAATATCTCCTCCAACTTCCCGTGTTGGGAAGAAGGGATTGAGATTATTCCAATTTGCTAATCAGATAGCGTTAGGTTCAGAGAATGTTTCTCCCGCTTCGTTGCGGGAGGAAGTTTCTGCCAATTCCCCTTCAGCACGCCTTGAGCTTATTGCTCGGTTGCTGGAGAGAGATTGGAAAAGACCTTATATGAAAGAACTTTCGTTCTATTTAAGAGGGCTAGTACCACGTAAGTGGTACCAAGCTCGACACGCCATGAGTAAGGGCAAAATGCCTTTATTTATGGTGGCTTTGCTCCCTATTCTGCTAAGCCCGGCAGTCAAAGACTGTGGGATAACAGGGTTAGGCAAGTATTTAGCATGGACCGCTTGTTTAGAGCGGACATGCAACTATGCCGACTTATTAAACCATAAGCTTTGGGAATTCAGTAAGGTTACTGATAGATCAAAAAGATCTATTAAGTTCCTTTCTGAAAGAGCGCGTGATCTCTATGTTGAGATCATTAGCTCACAAACTCTTAATGATTGGAATAATGATTATGTTAAAGCTCGACGCTTCGGTTCGGAAGCAGTCAACGATATGTTGCACTGGTATTTACCACTCTTGGAGGGTTCTCTTAATAAAGTAAGAACCATACAAGATGGTCCAATCACTTTACCCTATCTGAAGGGTGAAGACGATTGGTTACAAGAGCCTCATTTCGAGACTGAAGAAGATTACCGAAGTTGGTTCGATAAATTTAACTTTTATGAAGCCTTGTCTCCGAGATACTTCTATGAAGAGTTCGATGAACAGACCAAACAAAATAAGACAAAGAGTATTAATATTAACATACTCAATGCTCCTATAGTTTGTGCTGCCCGTGAACAATATCTAGCTAAACTAGCGGAGGAGGTACGCTCACTATTGAGTATATCAACCAAAACTAGAACTAGCTGGATGCTTGATATTAGTACTTCGGTCGACTTAGCTAGGAACTTCCAGCCTGGGATGAACAGGGACTTGCCGCTGTGGTTACCAATCCCAGCTACAATGTCATTTGCTCTATCCACAGAGGAAGAGTTCTATACCTTCGGGAAGGTGACATCGCGTGATCCCGAATGGGATGCGAAGAAACCCCTGGTTGCCGAGGTGGGAACACCTTGGACTATTCCGGCTACATTTGAGAGACTCGAAACCCTTCGAGCCTTCTCTCAGATCGCCGCACGATTAAGGCCTGAGCTTTTATTGGTTCGTCAATATAAAAGTAAGGATGAAAAATCTTATTCAAAATCTAATAGATTAACAAATCGTTATCTACGAGATTTTAAGAAATTTCAAACTAATTTTAAATCTCTGTTCCTTCAAAAAGGAG